AATGCCAACTGCCCCCAGCGAGCGCGATATTTGTTTCTCCAGCGTCATGGGCATACCAGTAATCTGGTATATAAGTGCTGGAAGAACCGACCACTGCCAATGCAAACAAGAAATATTTAAGAAGATTCTCATATTCGATATTAGAAATATACCCATCAGCAACAATTGGAGTTGCGATACTGGCTTCATAATCTCCACCTGCAATTGGGTCAGCAAAAGTGCCACTACCATCACGATTGATAATCCGATATTCAGCATCAACCGCATTATAGCCATCTATAAAACTCCAAACATTCCCCCACAGATTTTCAATCCATCTGTAGGCAATAGGGGTTAACCCATTTGTGCCGGTGCCAGTTCCAGTGCCATTTGAACCGACATTAGTATCAATGCTATCTGCGCCAGTAAGTTCACCTGCAAAGCCAGTTCCGCCTGCCTTATTCACAATGCCCAATCCTACATTCGCTTGCGAATCCATATTGCCGTATTCTATCATGAATAACAATTGGATTGCTGATAGCGTCCAAATGTTCATCAAACCCCAACCAGTACCGATGTTTCCGGCATAGGTGCGAGCATTTGTTATAGTCAGGGGCAAAGCTGTTTTCGCACCGCCAGTAAATTCGCATGTCGCGAGCTGGTTTGCTTGAGTGTTGTTGGTGATAACGTCGTTATCCAACCATCCAAGTGCATCATCACTTGGTTTTCTTATCCACAATTTCCCCGCAGCGTCATTTGTTGCCCATGCACCTGCTGTAACATTATAATCCACAATGAACCAGTTAGCATCGTTAGGGGTTGAAACGTTATCGCCAATAGCAGGCTCGTTTGTCCCCGCATCAAAATCAACACTCCAGATTTGCCCCCCAGCCCACGGTTGTTTTCCTGTCCTCGAATGTAGTTCGGCATGAGCACCGACTGAATCATAAACAAAATCAGCTTCATACGCTCCGACATAGATGGCATCAGCAGGTGGGTTTCCTGTGCGTTGATTGAAAGCAGGATGAACCTCGAAACCAGCGATGTCTTGATCGGAAATCCACCAACGATATTTTGTATCTCCACCTTCTACAATCATTTCTGACCGTACAAAGAACTTTGGTATCTGAACCATCACACGCCCATTTGTTCCGTCGTTTACATAGTTGTCGTCGCCATAGACGGCGTTTATTTCACCTGTTGGTGCCATATTTACACGACGCATGTATTTCCAGGGATACCAGTTGTCTAAGTCGGAACGGACAAACGAAACCTCATCACCTTCTCTCGAAATCCGCCTCCATGTATCTTGCGTTTGATTCCATTCCACTCCCACTACCCTTAAATCTCGTATTAATGGCCATCTATACGGCATTTGATATTCCTCCTATTTGTACCACGCATTTACAACCAGTCCCGTTGTCGGATCACCAGCACCCGTAGGAGTTGTTGTGCATGCGTAGGTTATTGCGGTTGCGAAATTAATCGGAATTGTAAAATTTTTGTCCATGCCTCCATCTTGCACACCATTTCCTGCTGGCACTAAATAACTTTGGATTGGTGTTGTTGTTCCAACTACTACACTGCCTGCAGCTACATCGAATAGCTGTATCCACGCATCAGCAGCATTTGGATTAGATATTTCCAGTCCGTATAGTTTCCCTGCGGCAGCCTTCACAACTTGCGCAGTATTATCTCCATCGCTATCGAAAAAGGGCGTTAAGGCTGTTTCTACTGCTGTTATCAAGTTTCCGATTGACATTTTAAAATCCTCCTATAAACTATTTTAATAGCAGTCTGTATTGCTTCCTGTTCGGTAGACAATACCGCCGATAGACTGGCTGCAGATGCTTTCTGTCCTAACGTCGCAGGTAATTTGGCTGATTGCGCCGCGAGCGTAGCCTCAGTTGCCGCGCCAGTAGGCAATGCTGATGTAACAACATCTACTTGTGCCTCATTACCGCTTATCATATTATCTATGATTTGAAGGGCAGTCACAATCGGGTCTGTTTCATCGGAAGCTAAAGTTACAGGCAAACTGTTTGCCATAACCGCTTGTCCCTTGGTGGTAATACCTAAAAGATTATTCGGGACGTCAACGTTAATATCATTCTGGTCTGAAGCAACAACAATGGGAAGGCTATTTGCCATCGTCGCCTGTCCTTTAGCTATGATACCCAAGATAGATGCTATCTCTGCACTTAACTCGCCCGCGCTGGTACTAATTCCAGTACCAAGGACAGTAACTGAGACTACACTGATAGTATCAGAAATTCTTGCACGAAATTTTAACAATGCGCCAATACTAAAATGAAATAAGCCGCTATCTATTGTTGATGCTACTTTTGTAACAGTTAAGATATTCGTACCTTTTATTGCTGTCCAAGTGGTATTATCAATAGAAACCTCAAAATTTACTTTTGTCGTTCCGACACCGCTAATCAATACTTGCAATACGACTGCGCTAAGCCCGGTAATGTCGAATAGTATCCCATTTCCATTCGCCGCCGCGGCATCTTGTAATGTTTTAGTTTCAATATTTGTTATTAAGTTTCTCATTAGAACCCTCGTTCTTCTACTAAAAATACTAAATCTATCTGAATACCTCGTATAAATGGCGACATTAATAATCGTTGTACATTTAGTACCGATGGTTGCCCAACCCGGCGAATAGTAAATTCTCGTACCCCAAGTACGTCAAATTTACTTATTTTCTTTTCCCAGAATACATCTACTAAATCACTTGCGATGTCTTGAATACCTTTATTTATATTCGTTCCATCACCAACAATAAGTGTAGTTGGGTCGCCCTTATCAGCATGTGTCATAGCAACAACATTTACAGTATATTCATATCGCCAAACGGCTGGCGAACGCGCTGATTCAATAGTATTCATTCCACCGAATTCCGTAAATACCCAGGGGTACATAGTTGGCACTAATAAGTTTTCGCCACGTGGATAAAATCCTGGCTGTTTAGTTTCAAAATAACTCAGCCGACTATCAGTATTTATTAGTTCATTGACTTTATTGTAGATGTTATTAGGTATTACAAACATTATCTATCCAATTTCTCAATTAAATTATCTATTTTACTGCATAATAACATAAAACTATTCGATAAAGTATTTAATGTTGATGATACTGTATTACAATGATTTCCCAATGCTTCATCGAAAACATCTTGCATTTTTTTACGCTCTTCCGAAAAATCACTAACTTGTTTCATAAAATATCGTATCAACCATATCTGGAAACCGATAAACACAAGTACTATTCCGCCAGTTTGATAAAGACTAATTAACTCGGGCACCAATTTCTCCTTAAAAAGTTTTCGCAAGCTCTTCACGCACTCGTTTATCGAGCCATTTTCCTAATACGTCAACTAACGCATTTTGCAATGTTTCACTCTGTTCCGCAAGTTCATAAACGGCGCGTTGCGGATGCTTACTCCCACCCTTTTCATGAACTATCGGATATGGAAAACCAACAAGACTTTCAAAATATCCTAAATCAGCGCCCCATTCCATATAATCTTTGGTATAATGCGCAATATTACCACCCGCGTTTCGTTGCGTCGATGCTTTGAAATAAGCATCTGTTAAACGTAGCATCGACTTACCTGGATAATGTTTCGCTTTCCATGCAGCATATTTAGGGCTAAGAGGCGGCCACTGCCCATATCCTTCAGTAGCAAATATCCGGGCTATCTCTTCAATAACTGCCAGGGTAGCATAATCTTCCCAATATGAACGTAAGTCTTGCATAACTTCTTTTTCGACATTTATAATTGCTTGTTTGAGCTGGTCTAATGAAGGTTTCACATCAATTTCTATCATTCAGAAACCACTCCTTGTTCCATCGTTTTAGCGTAGATTAATCGTTCATGAAGTGGTATCTCTCGTTTAGCTACTCCTGTAATATCTGATTGGGTTCGTATCTTTCTAGCTAAAGCTGATAATACCTCATTTTTATACCTATCTGTCCAATCTGGCAAACCAATACTCGTTCCCATGTGCCCGGAAGCAATCGCCGCTGCTGTCCACTGTGCTGCTAACAACTTTAAATATGCGTCATCCTTCTGTCCAACTGTAATTTCAAATACGCTACTAAGAAAATCAACCATTGTCCGAACAATGAGATTTTCCCATATTTGCGCCTTGGCAGATGGATAATTGTCTGCCAAAATAGTTTCTGGATTAAGAAATGGTTGAATGTCAGCATCGGTAAGCCATAGGTATGCCATAATTAGCCTCGTGTTCCATAAGCGAATTTATTAACTTCTGCATTAAATTTATCCATTGCTTTTTGCGCTAAATCACTATATTGTTTAGCAATAGATATTCGGCTGGTATAAGTAATCTGAGTTGTTTCGCCACGGGCATCACGATCCATTATACTTGCTGGTTGCGTTGTTATCTCAGTTTCACTGACTGCTAAAGCATTCTCTATTTTACCATCATAAGCCGAAGTAAGAATATGATAATACAATGCTTCCAATACTGTGTTTGCAATAGAAGTCATGTCATGAAGTAAAGTATATTCAATATCAAAAGTATCATAACCGGCAATAGTTGCTTGCGCTTCGGAACGGTTTATCGGTGAATCATAATAATCGGCTTGAAGTAACTCATAAAACGAATCGAGTTTTAAGTTACCAAGTCGAATTTTATTGCCATTACCTTCATCAGTAACTACAAATACAATTTCTTCGCCAGTATCAGCATCAGTAACTTTAGTAATATTTTCCGCATTCGATGGAAAAGAATACAATTCCTGACCGCTTACAACAGAATTGTTCGGACTTACTCGTAATTCAGGTAGTTTTTGGCTATATGCTCGAAGCGCAATATCAATAAATTTTTCAATTACAGTATCCGAAAAAGATGATATTGCGCTCGAACGAGTTTTACATTCGTCTCTAAATTGTGTTTTAGTATAAGATGACATTGTAGTTATGCAGCAACAACTGCACCATCGGTACTTAATGCCTCATATTCGACGACAAATTTGATAGTACCGTCAGTGATTGGCGCTGTGCCAATTGTCAAGATAATATCTTGACCAGCCGCGATTACTTTTCTTGGAATAGCACTATCATCATCTAAGGTTGTTGTAGGCGTAGCATCAAACCAGATTTCGTCAATAATCAAACCTGTTGCATCGGCAATTTGCGCGATAATGCCTGCTGTGTTACCCGCAACTCCGCATTCTAAAGTCGCGGCTCCAACTAAAGTTTCCGAACATATCGCAGTTAATTTTACACGCACATCGCCGGTAACCGTAAATAATGCTACTGTTCCGATAGGACCGGGGCCGCCAATAGCATCAAATGCAACGGTTTTGCGGACAATAGTTCCGTAACTTGTGCGTGCCAAAATAGCATCAATTAGCAAGTCAAGCCTTCCACCATTTACCCAATCCGTTTGTAATTCGTTAGTATCAGCTAATATTGCATCCGAATCTTCACCCAATGATTCTAACGAATCAGTTGCTTTATCAAAAGTGTTTCCACCCGCAGCTTTACTTAGAATATCATTTAATGAACCAGCGGTAGGAGATACCGGCACTATTGTATTTAATGCAGTATCTACCTCAGTATTAACATCCGCATCAGTAGGTAATGCAGTTATTTCTGAATGCAGTTATTTCTGTGTGAACTAAATCTAATGATGCTTTTACGTTATCATCTTGTGCCGCGCCATCATGCGGACCCGTAAAATCGCCCAGGACATCAACCAATGATGTATTACTTGGCAATGGTTGTCCAGTTGCCCAATCGCCATCACCAGAAGCAAGAAACTGACTAAGACGGTATGCTAATGAATTAGTTATCGGCGTCGTCTTTAATGCTACTCCGTCAATAACAAATAATTCACGTTTAGCAATAAGAACAACGTCACCTGGTTCTACATTTTGACTAAATGCTGTACAAGTAAACGTACCGGTTGCCGCCACAAAATCAGTAATATCTCTTACTTCGCCTTCCGGAACCGCACCAGCGGAATTTATATTAAGTAATACTACTGCGACAAAATCTACATTGAAAAAGTCATTGGCATTACCATAACCAACTAAATCGGCTATCGCAATAACCGTTGTCGATGCTGCCCCTGTTTGTGTGCCGGTATACATCAACCCTTTAACATTTTCAGTAATACTTGCTATCTTTCCAATAGGCATTTTAATTCCCGCCTTAACCTAAGTGGCTACAACAATACTACCGTCTGATAATGCTTCCCAGAAACAGTAAAATTGTAAAATTCCGTCAGTTAAATCCGCAACTGCGATTGTGGCGATAATATTATTGCCCCCTGTAATTATAAATTCCCCTAATGTCGATACGGATTCGACTGCTGAATCAGGCGAAGCGTCATGCCATATTTCATTTACATCTATATCCGTAGCTGTTGTAAGTGCGATAATTGACGCAGTTGCACCCGCAATCCCAACTGAAATTGTACCCGTAGCACCGGCCAAACTCTCAGCACAAATGGCGCATAATCGAACTAATACCGTACCAGTTACGGTAAACAAAGTTTTTGTACCCTGTGCGCCATTAATTGCTAAATCAAGTGTCTTTCGTGCTACCGCATTTCCAAGAGATGGCCCAGGGTCAACATCTGTTATCAAGTTTCCGATTGACATTTTAAAATCCTCCTATAAACTATAAAACGAAAATAGGACGAGTCGCCCCGTCCTATTCCATTATAAGTCATCTTTGCAGAAAACTCCCATTTTAAAAAATGTGGAGATGAATACAAAAACGAAGTTGGTAACGGGTGTTTTGGTTGCATTCTTTGCTAAAACCTGTTATCATTTAAACAATGCTCACCTACAGGCAAATGGTCAATAGATTAAGTGGTTGGTAGTCCTATTCTATTGTAAAGCCATATAGGATAAACCCAACAAGCATAGTACCCAGGGGACCGGGGGATTTAAAGCTCGTCGAGAATCCAGTAGGTATTCTACGAAGCGAGAAGCGCACTGATTAATCAGAGGCGTAGTTCACAAGTCAGTTATGAGTACCAATGATGATTTGTCCATTACGGGCACATCAAAACCACTATACTCCTCGACATGATAGTAATCATGTCCTTTATTTGTCGCACCTATTGTGTAAGGTCCCTTTAAATTCATTGGTGTATGCACACGATATACTGCTGAACCCTTTTCACCAATCAGAATATAACCGTTAGGAATCGCAGAAGTTTTCACTGGTGCTAATCCAGCATAATTCATCACATTTGCCAATCTATCCATTACTTCGGCAGGTGAACGACCACTTTCAGTGAATTGCGGACCCGAAGCAATTAAGTCTTCAATTCCATTAGACATACCGATGAAATTCGGTTGATAATTACGGTTAGCAATTAGCACCTTCGACTCTCCGACTTGCTGACGCAAATTAATCAAATGGTCATACAAAGTAACCCCGGTGGGCGGTATAGCAGACCAGAAATTAGCATTTACTACACCAGTAGCATTACTATAAGTAAATTTCGCCATTAATGGTGGACTTGCAGCTTCTTTAACTAATCCAGCCGCGGTAAGTATAATTGTACCATCAAGCCAATTTACAGTATAGTCAGTAGTGTAAACCAAAGCAGTTGTAGCAGTATTCTGAATAGCTAACGGTTGCAGTGTCGGTGTACCTGTTTCAGTGCCATAAAGTTTAATAATATCTGCCCCCGTGGGGTTACCGCGTGCATCAACTGTTTTTACCCACTCATAGCGTAACGCGCCGCCTGTTATAGCTGTCGTACCATTAGCACTAAGGGCCCGTACAGCGCCGCTTTCAGTTACCATATTAGTAAATGCTAGTACCTGTGCATAAGATGAGGTAAACATCTGTGCTTTCGCCATCTGCATCCACCAAAGTAGTCTATCTAACCGAGTTGAAATATCGCGTGTTAAACCAGCCAATGAATCGGCCACTGGATTCATTGAAGTACCTTTAGCAGTTGCTATTGCCTCAGAACGAACTTGTGCACTTAATGCTAACCGGATAGCATACAATGGATAGTTAGCATAAGTTATGCCACCTACTGGTATATCGCCATCGTCGGCGACCATAATACTACCAATATCATCAGAGAGTTCAGAAGTTTCTGCCGGCCCCCACGCTGCCACTGGAATATCAACAATTCGCGTACCCATTGTTGGACCTACGTCCATTACTTCCAAAGCAGTTAGGCGCCTCCATGCAATCGGTATAATGGTACGTGAAATCATCGCTACACGCGGGCCGATACTTGCTTGCGTAACTTCATTAGCTTCGGTAAGCGTCTTAGCTTCCGTTTCAAGTTGTTGCCAATTTTGTTCATCAAATTCTTTCAGAATAGCATTCAAAGCAAATTCCGAAGCGTGTCCTTTCGGCATAACCCAAGAATCAGTTTGTTTTAATCGGTTTTCCACTGCCTGCTCAAGTTTAGCCATGTATTCCATACCTGGTATTTGCTCATTTATTTCTATACGTGTAGTACCATGCTCGGACATCTTTTTAACATTACCATTTTCGTCAAGTACACCAAGCTCTTTTAGTTTCATATCAGCGATATAACCATCTGCAATAGTTGCTTGGGTAGTCAACAATTCATTCAATTTTTCAGTCAATGAATTTTCATTAGTAACATCAACCTTACCATAAAGCTCTTCTGGTTTTATCAAACGAATCATCCGTTTTTTTTGCTCTTCATTAAATCGTTTATACTTATCTTTCTGAACCTCTTTTTCAAGATACTGATTAGCGAATTGTTTCAAGTATGCTATCTCTTTCTCTCTTTTCAATTCAGAAGTTACTTTTTCTCCGCTTTCAATTCGTTCATTCAAAGACTTTACTTCACGAAGAAGAGAATCAACACGTTCATCTTTGGTATCATCTTTTTTGTTAGTATTGTCTTCTTCATTAACATTATCTTCTGGTTCTACTAACAAACCTGCATCTTGCAAAGTTTTAGTAATACTTTCCGTTATCGTCTGAGTTATTCTTTGCTCTGCTTCACCTATTGTGCTTTGCACAAAAGTTTTCACTTCGTTTTCGCCCAGTATTTTATCAGGCATTTTTATCCCCTCCGTTATTACTTCAAAACCAGCATCGGTAACTGATGCTTCTCCCCCTGGTAAAAAATCCCATCCTTGAAATTTCACATAGTTTACTTTTTCCACAACTTGCCCATCATCTTCTTTTATCATTTCGGATGAACCAATAGCGCGCTGAGAAACCTGCAATTTATAATCTTTATCTAATAATGCTTTAATTGACTTTCCCGCTTCGGTTTCTGGAACTAATTCTATTTCGTCAAGCGAAACTATTTTTTCGCTTGGGTCCCAGGAAACCTTTTTAATAATTCCAGCAGTACGCGCTAAAGAGCTTTGATTCTTTCCCTTCTCGTCAAAATGATGTCCATCCTCCATTCTAAGCCCACCGAATTTCTTAATAGACTTCTGTGCTTCGGTTACAGCTTCCTCTAATGCTTTCGCAGTATATATACGTCCATTACCGTTTCTAATATCTGCTTTTTGCGCTATCGGAACTTTACCGCGAAAAATCTTTTTACCATCAACTTCGACTTCGTTCAAAAGAACATTAGTCAAAATGGTCTCATTTAACTCCACTGTATTCGTTGAATTTCGCACTTCTTCTAACAACTCCTTTGCTTCATTTATCTTGACGACAACTATTTCAAAATCAACTTCTTCAATATCACTAAACTCTATCTCGCCATCATCATTTTCCGCCCATGTTGCCTGGAAATAACATGAAGTTCGTTCATCAGAAGTATAATTATCAACTTCTATTACTACGCTATCCGCAAAAGTTGCCTTAACTTGCGCTCTATCATCACGTTTCATTTTAAATATCGCTGGGTTATCCGAGATAGCTTTACTAAGTTTTTCTATTGTATCTTCATATGACCCTGGAACCCGCAACCACATCTCATTTAATTGTTCATTCTTTTTCTTAACATTTTCCTGTGCTTTCTTCTCTTCTTCAGTCGCAGCTTCACTTAAAATACTTTCCATTGACACTTTTAACCACCCTCCGTTTTTAACAATATATAACTTCCGAAATTCTGCTTTTGCACGTTCTACCGGATTTTTGTCATTCCTATATTTGTCATACAATGCCGCTAAAACATTTACTTGCGCCAATGACAACGTTACTGATTGACCGCCAATTATTGGCGCAACTGATTTTAAATTATCTGGGATGTCGGATATACGAGAATATGCTTGCCCCTTCCGAGTTGCTTGTGGAATAGCGCAACCACCGCGTCCAATATTTCCAATACCGCCACCAGAACTATCTTTTTTAGGAATACCTTTCATTACCATCACCTGCATTCAGAACAAGTTTGAGGATTCCCGCGTTCGCGAATAAAATATCTACCACAGTTAGAGCATTGTACAATTTTTGATTTTATTTGTTCTTCAGCAATACCAAATAAATCCGCAGTTAAAAAAGAAATATTTCCGTTATCTGGATTTACGTTATAGGCAACTTCAATTTTAATTATAGCCATATTCCTTCTCTAAAAACAAAAACGGGCGACAAAACTTTCGTTCTGTCGCCCGTCGTTGGGTAGACAATTAACACAAAATTATTAAACTGCTTCTTAATATATTCCTGAACTACTTCTTAATATATCTTTTTCTAAAACCATTGTCAAGAAATATAATATATTGCAGGCGAACTTCCGCTCTGTTCTGATGTAATAAATTGCCAATCATGCAGTGGTTTCATAGCACGATATATTGCATCTTTACTAAGCGCAAGTTCATTCGCTATCTTAGGAAAAGAGATAGAAATAGATTCTCCTTTACTTTTATGTCGCAAAAATAAGTACACTAATTTTGAAATCGGTGAAAGTTGTTTGTCTTGGAAACAATCATCTATTGGTCTCATAAATTTATTTCCAATGAAGTTTTTTATGGCAATTATCACAAATTACCTGTAAATCACTTAACTTTTCTCTGCTAATACATGAAAAATCCTGATAATTGTCTATCTTGAAAATAATTATCTATGATACGATAGCTATTCCTATCAAAATCCCCACAATAAAAGCAATTGCGCTAAATAAAAAAGTTAAAGCATAAGTTTTCAGCGTAACCTTCCTTTGCATAATCTCACTTTTGCGCCTTCATATTTAATACCCAATATCGAAGCCCGACATCTGATTGCTTGTATATCGCGGTTAATTAGTTTGCTAACTCCAATCGCACCTATCGAAGGATATTCAACTCTTAGTATATCTTCTTCTTCATTTGTCCATCGTTTCATTTCTTATCCTCAAAAAAAAAAAAATAAGAAATCTGCTCCGGGCATTTTTCCTTTTTTATTTTAAAAAAGGAATTTTGCCCGGAGTAACTTTGTCATTTTTTTTTTTTTGACAGAAGAGTAACCAAAAAGTTACAATGACATTCTCACCTCCTGTTTGAAACAATCAGAAGGGGAGTTGTCACGCGAATTTGCACAAACAATTCATATTATCTTGAAACATTCAATTCCTTAAGGAACAGATACAAATCCCTGAGGCTGATATCATCGAAGACAAGACCATCACCCAAAAACACAACATATCGTCTCCGTCCATCATGCCATTCAATAATTCCAAGTTCAAGTCCACTTTTTTTATTAACGGCCGACCATGAATTGGCATCTACATTTTTAACAAAATCAATATACTTAGACATTATCAGTCCTTCCTTAACAAAAAGTTTTCAAAAGAGATAAACGACGCAAAGAGTTTTTAATTCAAAAAGGATATAAATTTTTCTCGGTTTGGGAACGAGATGTTAAAAAAAATACTCGATTAGCCTTAGAAGATGCAATAACAGAATATCAACAATTAACATTATTTTGAATAGTACAAATCAGATATTTCAAGGTGGCATTTGCATGAAGTTCCACAGGCAGTCGAGGCCCCATCCGCTGGAGTTCCAATAGTCAATAGCTGTGATTTCGTGTAAGGCGAATTTTGTGCAAGTATGGGGCATTGCCAACAGTGCTCGGCTATACCTAAGATCCATGAAATTAATGCATCATCGGGGAAATTAGATACAGTCGATTTTTCGTAAATTGAACTACCACGTCCGGCATACAACCCTGCCCGGTTATTCACATAACTCGTCAACTCCTGATTAAGAGCCTTTTTCTGAGTTAGCAAATCTCGAAAGTTATTAAGATATTGCCGCTGACTTTCGATTTGTTGTCTTACCCATTCTTCTTCTTGGATAGTTAATGGAGTACCTTTCGCGCTACGATAGATTTTTCGGTAATGTTTACCGATAGCGTCCATCATCTCATCATGGAACTTTTCTGGTAAAATGATGCCATCACGGACACGGTTAGCGATACCATCAACGTCAAGATGAAAAGCATCTAATAAGTCATCACGGCTAATTCGGAGAGTATGGTCGACCTGTTTAGAGAAATCGGTAATACTACTGTATCGCGCTTTTAGAAGTCTATCAATTCGTGTCCAGGTATCCGCTTTGAAGTCATCGACAAAATCGACTTGCCAATCTAACGTACTAATAACAGCATCTAAACCTTCGCGAGATAGCAGAATAGTTGTTGGAAATGTCCGCGCCTGGAACCAACCTCCTGCGTCAATTTTGGCTTGTTTCTTTATCCCCTCGCTCTGTTCTTTCGCGCCATCATAGATTTTGCCGATTAGCAATTCGATTATCTGCTTTATTAGCCCGCGTTGCGTATCAGAAAAAAAGATACCTTCTTCTTGTTCTGTAATAAATTTCTTTTCGCTGGTAATTTTCCCAGAAGCAATATCAATCAGATTCTTAGCAATTAACTTCTTAACCGATTTCCATTCATTAGCCATCCATTTAAGTAGTGGATTTATGTAATAATCAGGTTTGCGTTGTCCTGGAAACAAGTTTCCAATTTCTTCAGCGAGAATGAATAATGTATTAAGATTTAGCATAAATTCTCCTCAAATCTGATGTGCTATTACGCCAAATGACATTGGGGAAGCCATCCGCGCGGTTCGCTTTGCATAACTTTCCTTCTCTATCGCCTTGTCTGCTTCTGTATCAGCGATAGTCCGTGAGTATCATTTATGCTTGCAGGAGATTGTTTTTACACCAGGGCAAATCTCCAATCCTCTGGTAACACGTGATGCCCTAGATCAACTCCTTAGAAGCACTTAGTAAACTAAGTGTTACTTACGTAATGGCTGCTTCTAAGCCTACTTTTCAGATTTGACTGAAATATCAACTTTCCTGTCTCATCTTACCTCTTTTGCCTTATTATACCGTTCTTTAACATATTTAATCTTACTCTCATACCAATCTTTATTTTCTTGCGCTGTCCGTTCAGTACTAAGTAATTTCTCAATATCACCATTTCCATTTTCTTTTGCTTTCATAATGGCATTCTTTCGTTTAGTATGCTCTGTTTCAGCATCCAATAATCTTTTATGCAAGTCATCTAACTGTTTCTGATAGTGCATTAATTTAGCTTCGCGAGTAAAGTCTTTATCTCCATCTTCCTTAATTCCGATAGCACGACCGCTTTTATTTCGCCAGATAATTTCGTATCATAACTGTTGTTTAAATTCG